CGGGCAAGTCTAGAAGCGCGTTCGGCACAGCATCGCAAGAGAACCTGGACGGCACAAAAAAGGCCCGGATTCTCGCGAACCCGGGCCCATCTGTGCACCCCCCCGGACTTGAACCGGGAACCCACTGGTTATGGGTTTGGTCGTCAGACGACGATATCGCGCTGCGCGCCTACATGGATGCCGAGGTCACCAAGTGATCGTCACGCTGCCGGGCCTTGCAGTCCTCCTGCTCGGGAGCGCGCTAATGCTGCTGATCGATCGGGCGAAACGGCGTCAGGCATCCCCTGACGCCGAATCGACGCAGGACCGGAGCCTGGTATGAGCGTCGAGACAGGCCCGTATTTGTCCATGCTGCGACGAATGATCGCGGCCGGTGGAAAGCGCGTCGCTGATGCCGATGAGGTCGAGCTGGCCCAGCTCATCTCTCTTCAATCCGACTTAGACGAGGCGATAGCCACCGCGATCGCTGGCCAGCGTGAGCGCGGGCGATCTTGGGCGTCTGTAGCTGTCGCACTAGGCACCACCCGTCAGTCCGCTCATGAGCGCTGGGCGAGGCGCGTGGGCACCCGAGCATGACGCGAGGGCGGCTCACTGAGTCACCGAAGATAAGTACCATGCACACCGTTCTGTCTACCCCTGATAGTTGGGTAGTCCCTTTGTCCCTATTCGAGCAATGGATGCAAGCTTCTGGCATCCCGCAATCCACCGTGAAGCTGCGTAACTATCACCTGCGGCGGTTCGCAAACGACAGCGGCCGTGCGCCGTTCGACGTGGGCCTCGATCACCTCGTGCACCACCTCGCCGGCCATGAGTGGTCACCGAACTATCGCCGGTCCGTGCGCACAACCCTGCGCGCCTTCTACGCCTGGTCAGTCACCACCGACCGGATGAACTCCAACCCCGCGCTTGCCCTCCCGAAAGTGCCGGCACCGATCGGCAAGCCGCGCCCTGCACCCGAGGAGGCAGTACAGGCCGGCCTCGCGACCTTGAACAAGCGCGACCGCCTGATGATCCTCCTCGGGGCGCACGCCGGCCTACGGTGCCGAGAGATCGCCGTGGTGCACACTCGCCGGGATCTCGTGCGGGATCTCGTCGGCTGGTCGCTGATCGTCCACGGCAAGGGCGACAAGGAGCGCGTGGTGCCGATCAATGACGATCTCGCCCGCGAGCTGCGGCTGATGCCGGCCGGCTACGCCTTCCCCGGTCGGATCGATGGGCACCTCTCGCCGGCGCACGTGTCGAAGCTGCTCAGTCGAGCGCTCTCGGTCGGCGTCACAGGGCACCGGCTGCGGCATCGTTTCGCCTCGAAGGCCTATGCGGCCGATCGTGACATCCGTGCCGTGCAGGAGCTGCTCGGGCACGCCTCGGTGGCCACCACGCAGATCTACACGGCCATTCCCGACGACGCGCTGCGACGAGCCGTGTACGCGGCCGCTAGCTAGGCGCTACGGTGACGATCATGCGCCGCAACCCATTCCTAATCGCACTCGCCGCCGTCACGGTCGTGTTGGCCGTGCCGACGATCGTCTACTACCTGATCGGCCTGGGGCAGCCTTCGAGCGCGCTCGGCGCGGCCAACACCGACTACGCGTTCGCCTACGCCCGGTTCTGGGCACTCGCGACCGTCATAGCTCTCGTGGGTACACTGGTCGCTGGCGCGCTTGTGTCACGCCGCTCGCGTGACCGCCAGAGCCTTCAGGAAGGCGAGCGCGCCGCCCAGTAGCGCCACGCTCGCAAGCGACAACGGGTCGATGTCGAGCAGCCCCGGGATCGCGGATGCCGTGATCGTCGCCAGGGCGGTCTGAGCGGTCGTGGACACCACACGATCGGCGGTGTCCTTCCACCACGCCTTGCTGTACTTCCCGCTGTCGATCGTGGACAGCTCGCCGGCGGCGATCTGGTGGTTGTTCGGAACGTGGCTCATTGTGGATCTCCTCGGTGTCGTGCGGGCGGCATGAACCGCTCGCGGGGTTGGGTTAGCTCCAGGTCGTGTATCTGGTCGGTGTGCGCGTCGGTGCGCTCGAACAGCCGGCCCACGCTCTTGCGGAGGCCTTTGATCTCGTCGCCTTGCTCGACTTGCCGAGCGAGGATTGTGTCGAGCTTCTGACTGTTCTCGGAGTGCCGGTCATCGCCCTCCTCGCGGAGGTTGGTCGTATGGTCGTTCTCGACCTGGGCGCGGATCGCGGTGACGTTGTGGGCGTTGCGGTTCACCTTGGAGTTGAGTCGCGCGCCGAGCACAAGGGTGGCGATCGTTCCTGCGAACCCGAAGCTGCCGGCGACGATCGCGACGATTACCGCGTCGCTCATCAGCTCGGGTGAGTGAGGGCGTTCAGGCGCGCCACCGTCCGGTCTTCCGCGAACGCCGCATCGAACCATTCGGGCGGCATCTGGTGGACGTTGGGCGAGTTGAGGTCGAGGCCGTCGAGCGCCCAGAAGTCGGACGCCTGACCCTGCGTCATCCGGCGCAGCGGCTCGCCGGGTGCCGATCGCACCCAGATGTCACCCTTGCCCACGGTCACGGTCTTGTTGTTCCCGGTAGCCACGTAATAGATCGGCTTGGTAGCCATGTCGTCCTCTTCCTGTTCCTCGGTCGTGATCGCGGTGCTGCCGCTATCGGCCGGCGCGGTGCCGACGTGCTTGATGTGGTTCTTGTCCCCGATAGCGAGCTTCGTGCGGACGAATCCGAACCGGTGAAGGTTCGCGTCGTCGTTCGCCGTGCACCACGCCAGACCCGCCCCCACGTCGATCGCGTCACCGTCCTCGTGTTCGGACGGGATGCCCGGGAGAATGCCCGGGGTGATGTTGTAGAGAGCCGGGCGAGCGCGCATGTCGAGCGAGGTTGCGCGGGAGCGGTACGACCCGGGCGTGTTAGCCGCGACCGCTGCGCGCGGCTGAACGATCGTTAGCGTCACGGCAGACTCGCGAAGTGCGGCCGCGCGCATCGCATTCCACGCGAGAGCGGTTGCGGGCTCTAGCCGCCCGCCAGGGACCGTCACCAGGTCGAAGTCGGTCAGGTGTCCACTCGTGCTCATCTCAGCCCTCCGCTGCTGTTGCGGTCATCTGTCGTGCGGTCCAGTCGAACGAGACTCCGACGAGTGCGGCGCCGGTGGAGGTGAGGAAGGTCTTGACCGTCATCTGGTCCTTGGTCACGGCGGTCACCACGGCGACCGAGTTGGCGGCGACGACGGTGATCTGCACGTTGACGATCGGCGGGACGGTGAAGCGACCGGCGGGGAAGTTGATCGTGAGCGTGCCGGTGGCGTTGCCGGCTACCGTCACGCGACCCATGGCCTCGAACTTGGGAGCGACCCGCGCCTCGAGTACCTGCACCCGGTTCTTGAGGCTGGTGAACGCTGCGGAGATCGAACTGATGCTCTTGTTCAGGCGGGCCGAGAACGTGGCGTAGGTGTCATCCTCGCCGTTGATCCAGATCCCGTTAGCGTCGTTGAATCCGAGTGCCATTAGCGGGTGCCCTCCAGGGTGGTGATCCGGTCATCGATCTCGTTGAGGATCTTCACGAGGAGATCCGTCTCGTTGGCGCGGCCGGCGTTGATGGTGTCGATCGCGTCCCATGCGCGCTGCGCGAGGAGGAGGGCGATCAGGCTGATGCGCTCGTACATAACGCCGAACGGTCGGTTCTTCTCGTCGTAATCCACGAGCCAGTGGAGGCCGGCGTCGTGCAGCTCCTCCGCGATCACGCCCATTTCCTCGGGCGCGTTGTCTTTGCCGTAGAGGCGGACCGCCATGCGGGTCTGGTAGACCTTCACGAGCACGGCGCGCAGTACCTCGGTGGGGATCTCGGCCGAGCGGATGTTCTGCTTGAACTTCCGCGAGCTGGTCGCGTAACCGATCACTCCGTCATTGCGGATGTACAGCGTCCGGTAGTTCGCGCCCAGGCCACGCGAGTAGATGTCGGCCGAGAGCGTCCCGTTGATCGCGGCGGCCGCGTTGCCGAGCGCGCTCTGGGCGCGGTTCGAGATGTCGAGGAGGTCGGCCTGCACGTTGCCGCTGCTGGTCGGGATGTTGATCGCCGTTACGCCGAGAGCGACTCGCGCGCCGGCGGCGTCGGCCGCGCCTGTGCCGCCCTTGTTCAGGGGCACCACGGCGGTGAGCTTGGTGGGGTCTACGCCAGCGTTCTTCAGTGCCGCGATGTAGTCGCGGGTCTTGTTGATCTCGTCGTACCCGAGTCGCTTGTCTGCGATCGAGGGCACCACGTCCATGCCGGCCGCGAAAGCGGCATCACCGTTAGCCACTAGATGTCCTCCGTCCAATCGATTCCGACTGGGATGTCTACCCAGCGGATGCCTGCGGGATCGAACGCCCATGCGGTTGCGGGGGTGTCGATCAGCCCTCGGGTCTTCACGTCCATCTCGGCATCGGGAAACCGCCATGTGAGCGCGGAGACGATGCCGGTCTGGATGAGAGTCGAGGGCAGGGTGGCGGTGAACGCCTGCCCTGGGGTGGCGCGGTAGTCGCTGACAGCTGCGAGGTCGAGCACGCGGCCGCGACCCTGCGACTGCTTGAGGATCTGCGCGGCCGCGCCGGGGCCGGGGTACGGCTGGTCGCGGGTCAGCGAGAGCGCGTTGATTGGCGAGCCGGCCACGTCGTAGGCGAGCTGCTGCGCGCCGGCGGCGTCGGTCCACTGGTAGGTGATGCACACGCCGGCGTACCAGTCGCCGTCACGGTCGATCGTGTCGGTGGCCCGCGTGAGGGTGCCGCCGGTGCCGGTGCGCAGGGTCAGCTGACCCGGCACGATCGGTGCGCGCTGAGTCAGGTAGAACCGACCCTGCTCGTCGCACCAGAGCCGTAGGGCGGCCTTCTCGATCGTCGGGGAGAGGTAAGCCCACGCCGATATACCCGGCAGCCATTCGGTTGCGTTCGCGGCCACAGGGGCATCGTCCGTGCCCGGTTCAAGCTGCCGACCGACAAGGGCCAGCACGAAGTTCGCCAGCGCCCGCACGGTGGTAGCGGTGGGGTTGATGTACTTCACCGTGTCGAGCAGCTTGTAATCCTGGAGCAGAGCTTCGTCAGAGGCAGCCGTGATGCGCACCTCGCCGGCTACGTGGTCGATGACACGGGAGCGGACACTGAGAGCGAAGTCGCGCTCGGTGCTGTCGCGCTGGCCGAAGATGTTCCAGGTGACGAAGAACATGGTGGTGATCGTGCGGTTCGGGATGCTGCCGAGCGCGGTGGTGAGAGCCGCGTTGCTGACCGCTCCGAATCGATCGGTGAACTCGGCGTTAGACCACGGGTCACCGAAGTCTTGTTGCGCGTGAGCGAATAGCCGGCCGCCGGTGCGGGGGTCGATCTGGTCGAGGGTAGAGAGATCCGCCGGGATCGCGCAGGTGAGGGTCATCTGCACGTAGGGCGACCACGACTCATCGAGAGTGATCTGCCCGCTGACGTTGTGCAGCTCGGCTTGGTTCGGCAGGGTCGCGATCAGCGAGTGAATGTCGATCGTCACGAGAGCACCTCGCGGAAGTCCACCGAAACGATCCAGCGAGTGTGGTCGAGCTTGATGCCGATCCGACCGTCCAACACGTACCGCATACCGATCGTCGGGTATGTGCTGTCAGCGAGTGTGAAGACGGCCGGCACTGCGTGTGCGGCCGCCGCGACGACTGCTTGCGGTTCGGTGAGGAAGAACAGTTGCAGGGTGCCGGCGCGTGGCGCGGCAGGCTGGAGAGACACGTCGGGATCGGCGCGGCCGATGATGTCGTGGAACACGTTTCGGCCGGCGCGGGCCGCCTCGTAGCCGAGCACGAGATCGGGCACGAGTGGGCCTGTGGCGGTGGTGATGGTGGTGGTCAAAACAGCTTCACTCCGTTTCGGGCAATGCCGTCGATTGTCACTTTCAGCGTCTGCGACGTGAGGCGGTTGAGCTTGGCCTGGGCTTCGCTGATGTCGAGGCTCGGGACGATCGTCGGCCCGGGGACGGTCTTGGGCATACCTGCGGTCAGAGCCGCTCCATAGCTGCCTGAGTTGTTCTTCCCGGCCTCGGACCAGATCCTGTTCAACTCGGCCTGCTGTTCGGGGGTGGCGGTCTTGTAACCCTGGAGCTGAAGCGCCGCCGTCTCCTCGCCCTCGGATTGCAGGAAGGCCCGAGCCTCGGGGGTCAGGCCTGATGTGGCGATAGAAGCCCGATAGTCGGCAAGCGCCTTTTCGCGGGACTGCATCGCGGCGAGGTAAGCGCCGACATCGAACAGGCCGGACTCTTTGTTTATGAAGTCCTCGGTGGAGCCGGCGGCATCGTCGTAGGCGGTGTTGAGCTGGTCGATAAGCGAGGCCTTCACCTGGAACTCGGTCGCACCCGAGTTGAGGTAGTCGAGCTGCGCCTGCTGCGCGGCCTCGATCGCTTTCTTCTGCTCCTTCAGAGTTGCGTTCTGCGACTCCAGATCAGCCAGATACCGCGTCGTACCCGCGAAGCCACCCTGAGCCGCCAGCCCGTTTAGGCGAGCGTTCTCGATGTCTTGCAGGCCCTGGTTTTTCTTGATCAGCTTGTCGAGTGCATCGCCACCGTTGAGGTATGCGCCCGTGACTCGCTTGAATGGCTCGTCGAGGTTTTTTGCGATGTCTTTCAGATCCTGCAACGACACCTTGCTGTCGTCGGTCTGGGTGGCGAGCGACTTCACATCGGTCACGAGGTCAGAGAATGAGCGCTTGCCCTTCTGGCCGGCGTCGATGAACTGCCCGCCGAGATCGGCCACCGTCTCTTTGAAAGCCTCGGTTTCCTCCTGCCCGCCGGCGAGAGCCGCGAACCCAAGCCCGAGGCCGGCGGCGATCGCCAAACCGGCGAGAGCACCGGCGGGACCGAAGCCGGCGAAGGCGTTAGCGGCTACCTCCTGGAAGGCGTCACCGATCGACTCGGCAGATCCATCAAAACTCGCGGCGGCTTCCCGCGCGGTGGAGTTCGACTCTTCCTTGATGGTGTCGAGTCCCTCGCCGGCGTCCTTGGCAGAGCGCTTGTAGTCGTCTCCGATGCCGGCGGTGGTCTTCTTAGACTGGTCGGCTAGCTCCTTGAACGATCGTTCTAGACGTTCGTTCGCTGCCGTGCCCTGCTTCGCACCGTCCGCGATACCGTCGCCCAGCTTGTCGCCGGCGCGCTGCCCTTCGCGGGCGAGGTCATCGAGACTGTCAGAGACCTTCTCAAAGGTCTCTTCGATGTCCTGGCCACCTCGCACCACGTCTTTGGTGTTGGCAAGGAAGTCGATCTTGATAGCCATCAGACCACATCCCCCGAGGCGGCATCGCGGTACGTCTCCACGATGGTGCGAACCCACAGGGCGACGAGGCGGGTGCCGAGCGCAGAGGCTGACTTCATGACTACCTGTCCTTCCTTCTGCCGGCCACGGAACTGGCGGTTGACGGTCTGCGTGCGGGTGTACTGCTTGCCCTTGCGCGAGCTGGTCTGCACTCGCACCCGCTTGGTGCGAGCGCCGTACTCGAACCCGGCCCAGTCATTGGTGGGCACGAGTCCCTCGCGCAGGGCTTTGGTAGATGTCGCGGCCACCATCGAGAAGCCCTCGGTGTTGACCTTCGTGCGGGCACCCTTCACGAGCACCCGCTGTTGCATGTCGGTGGTGGCGCGGGAACGAAGGGCCGGTACCCATTCCCCGCCGAGGTCGCGACGTGCCCTGGAATAGATCTCCAGGCGCACCTCGCGGTTAGCTCGCTTCATCGCGAGCACTGCGGCTTGCAGCTCTCGCGATTTGCGAACGTCGAGCAGCCGGCCCACGGCGTTAGACCGTGGGCGACTTGAGCGGCTCGGAGGAGGGCAGCGACACCTGGCTCTCGTTGAACTCGTTGACCTTGCCGCCGGCGGTCGGCTTGGTCAGGGTCACCTGGGAGGTGAGGAAGAACGAAGCCCCGGGCACCTGCATCTTCACGGTCACCTTCTCGCCCTTGTGGTCGAACAGGTAGTTCCACAGGCTGTCGTCGTTGGCGATGTCCTGAACGACGGCGAGATCCAGCGTGTTCTCGGATGAGGTGTCATCGGTGTGCGTCGTGTCATCGAGGCCGGTCCAGCTCGCGCTGCTCGTCTTCGGCACCCACTGCGCGGATGAGACGTGAGCCTGGTACCCGTCGTCTCCGAACAGTAGATCGACGTTCTTAAAGACCTTGGGGGTCGCTGGGATGTTGGGCATGGTTACTCCTTCGTGGCGATCTGGCTGATGTCGAACTTGTACGCCGGCAGAGTGTCGGCGTAGGTGCTGCGGGTGGCTTGGGTCCAGGTGAGCGTGTTGGTCGCGTCGAGCGCTTCGATCAGCTCGTCGGTGATCTCGTCTAGCGAGTCCTCGGCGCGGCCGTCCTGGTCGGTCTTCAGCTCGATCACGACCACCTCGAACTCCATGAGGTAGCTCGCGCCGTTCGGCTTGATCGCCGTGCGGGTGATCATCACCACGGCACGCACGTCGCCTTCGAGCGCGTCGAGATCCTTCGGGTGATCCACCACCCGAACCTTCTCAGGGAGCAATGGAGTGATCGCGGCGGCGAGCTCGGCGCGGGCGGTCATCAGCCGACCAGCCAATTGGCGCGGACGGTCGGCGGGCGGAGGAGGTCTTTCACGTCGAGGCTCATGGGGAACTTCGTCACCGTGTAGGTGTCGAGGCCCATGTCGGCCTGGGTGTTGACCTTGGCGTGCAGTGCGTTCCACAGGTCGCGCACGAGCGCTTGCTGGGCGAGCACGTAGTTATCGGGGGTCGGGACGTTCTCGGCCAGCTCGGGAGCGTAGGCGAGCACCTTGACCTTCGCGGCCGCGAGGTAGCGCTCCAGCACGGTGTTGTCGGCCGGGGCGTCTGCCCAGTCGGTGCGGGCTGTTGCGGGGGTGAGCCACTCGGCCATGGCGTGCTCCTCTCGGGTGGTAGTCCTGCCGGCCGGCTGACGATGACCGGCCGGCAGGAGATCGGGTTACGGGGCGGCGACGTACTTGCGGCGGAAGACGAGACGGGGGTCCACGTCATCCAGTCGCAGGTAGGAGGTGAATCCGAGATCGATGCCCATGTGAGCCACGTCGATGGCGCGGATCTGCGGGATCTGCTTCTCGCGGACGATCAGCCCTCGGTTGTCGAACGCGACCACCTCGCCGGCGGCGAGGGTGGAGTCCAGGCCGATCTGGAGCTGGCCGACATTCGCGGTGCCCTCGGTGATGTCGAGGCCGATGGTCGCGGACTGGAGCCACAGGGGCAGCTCCTTGGTGGGGATGTCCTCCAGCTCATCGAACAGCGAGTCGGACAGGAACACCCGGTTGACCTTGACGCCGGCCCCGGTGATCGAGCGGCCGTCGCGGATGATCTGCTTCAGCACGGCCTTCACACCACCCGCCGTGACGGTGCCGGCCGCGTTGGCTTTGAGCGCCTTGACGCGGGTACGGATGCCGGCCTCGGACTTGATCTGGTAGTCGTCGGTGACGTGCGACCAGAACGCGGAGAGGAACGTCTCGTCTCCGAAGTCGATGTACGCACGGTCGATGTCCCAACCGGCCGCGACGCGGAAGGACACGAAGTCATCACCCACGGTGGTCACCTCGCCGGTGGGAACCTCTTCCTTGTTGCCCTCGTACTCCTCCACCTCGGGCTTGTCGCCCCAGCGGAATCCCTTGGCGCGGAGTGAGGCGAGGGGCTGCGGTGCGCCGATCGCGTCGATGTAGGGCCGGCGGATCTCGGTAGCGGTGAACAGCTCCCCGAGCCATTCGGGCCGCTCGACGTATCCCTCGCCGGCATCCGCCGAGGGGATGATGTCCGCGAGAGCGAGAGCAACGGCGTGAACGTCGCCGGTGTTCGCGGCGGCCGCGACACGGCGGGTCGCCTCACGGAGACTGAGGCCACGGTCGCGGATCGCGAGCGGAGCGGGGGTGCCGTTGTCGACGGGGCCGGCTGCGAGGTCGGCCTGTTCACCGGCGACCGGCGTGGCCGGCTGGGGGTTGACTGCTGCCTCGGCTGCGACGATCGCGGCGAGGCGGGAGTCGTGCTGTTCCTGGGTGATGGTGCCGGCGAGCAGAGCCGCCGCGAGCTGGGCTCGGTTCATGGTGATGGTTTCCTCTCGATTAGCTGCCAGGGCTGCGGCAACGTTGGTGACCCCGGCATCAGCGATAGCGGGGATGGCGCACAAGCTCGTCTCGTAGAAGTCCGCTTCCCAGACGTGCAAGATCCAGTCGGCGTCGAAGTCGTATTCGGTGATCGTGAACCCGACAGACATTCCGTCGCGGAGACCGTTCGCCGCCTCTTCGAGGGCGCGGTCGCCGTTCTCCCCCTCGGGCACAGTGAACGATGCGTCGAGGGTGGCTGGGTCGAACGTCTGCATCGAGCCGAGCGGGTCGCCGTGGTTGTGGTCGCGGAGCAGCTTGACGCGGGTGAGCGGCTCGCGAGGAGTCAGGCATCCGTTGTGGAGGATCATGCCGTGCGAGGGGATGAGCTGCTCGTAGACCGACACGCGGCCGGTGATTGTGCGAGTAGCGGCATCCGGTTCGACATCCTCGGCAGGCAGCTCCAGGGTGATCGGCGGGCGGCCGATGACACGGCCGCTGCTGAGGGTCGCGAGGGCGGCGGTGTAGCCGGCGGCGGTGATGAGGCCGGCGGCGAGCAGGGCGTCGAGCTGGGCGCGGTTCATTTGCTGATCTCCTCGGGGACGGTCTGCCAGCCTTCCCAGGCGGCGATCATTTCGTTGTTGACGAAGCCGGCGCGCTTGCCGATCTCGTACGTCGTGAAGCGGGTCTGCTGGTCGGGCTTGGTCAGCTCGTCGGTGTCAAACTTGACCGCCCATCCGCGAGGAGTGAGGTCGGCCATGGAGAGGCGCGAGACGATCGCCTCCATGAACGGGGCACAGGTGATGTCGATCAGATCCCAGTTCCGCGACTGGCGGTTCTGGTAGGTCATCGACCCGCCGCCGTCCGGTGCCGCCTCGGCTGCCCACGCGGGGATGTTGAGGTGGCGGATCAGATCGAGGTTGATCGCCTTGCGTCCCTCGATCAGAAGCTGCGAGGCCTGCACACCGTGGTCGATCGCCTTGATGCCCTTGGAGGTGTAGGCCACGCCGCGCTTGCGGCGGTTCGCCTGCCAGATGTCCATGAGGTCGCTGATCTCTTCGGGGCTGAGCTTGTCGCCCTCGTTGTGCAGCTCGACGGTCGGGACCGGGTTATCTTCGGCCAGCGCGGCGGATTCCTCGATGACGATCGCGCGGCGAATGGTGCGGGCTGCGTCGATGAGCAGACCGGAGCCGGTGGGCGAGTCGAAGCGGATGCCGTCCTTCGGGTCCACTACTCGATCGCGGATGCCGATCAGGTTGCCGTCGTCGTCGGTGCGCTCGTCGCCGGGGGCTACCCGCTCGACCCAGACCGGCCAGCCGGCGGCGTCACGCTCGGTGACGTGCCACCAGGCGCAGGGGTGGAAGATCAGCGTGTCGAGGGTCCACGTCAGCGTGGTCGAGCGGGGCACGCCGCGCTCGGGCTGCGAGAGAAGCGGCGACTGGAAGACGGTGCGGGCTGCGTCCTTCTCGGTGTAGAGGCCGAGGCGGGAGATCGTGCCGGTGATGGTGTTGCGGCCGGCGGCGATCGTCGCGACCTGCATGGCCCGCATGCGGGTCGGGCGGATTCCCTCGGCGTATCCGAACAGTTGATCGACGGTGATCGTCGCGAGGTTCGATGTGTCAGCCCACGGTGATGCGAGCTGTTCGGCCGCGAGAGTGCGCGCTAGGGGCGCAAGCCCGCGGCCGATAGCCGCCCCGATTGTTTCCCTGATACCCACAAGTCAGAACTGTGGGGGCGACTCCTAACACCCGAAAATCAGAGCGTCACTTTCAGCGTGTCGGGGAGTCGCTTCAGGTGCATGAGCAGCGCTTGGCGAGCTTGCTCGGACTCGGGGTGCGAGCGCTCCTCGTGGGCTGCGGCGCTCTTCCAGCCCTCCAACTTGGTGAACGCGAACGCGGACCAGTGGGCGCACTCGGAGCAGATAACGACGACGGATACGCGGGTGCAATCGAGCTTGATCATGTGGGTCTCCTAGCTGTAGATCTCTGGCTTGCCGAGGGATTCCTCGGCATGGTCGTAGGCCCATAGGCCGACTGCGGACGCGATGATCGAGGCAACGGGACCGGGCGAGTCCTTGCGCGAGAACCGCCACGACTCGCCCATCGGTCGGAGCACGGCGACGGCCCACGCGCGAGCGATTGCCTTGCCGCCGTCGATGCGGAGCGTCTTGTCGTCGCGTGCCCAGGTGAGCAAGTTGATGCACGCTGTGGCGAAGTCGCGCGGGCCGGTGGTGTAGATCTCGAATCCCTCTCGGGTCAGCTCGTCGGTGATGCGACGTGTCTCGCCGCCGTCGTCTGCGGCGACCGCTTTGGGCTTCCACTCGCGGATGATCCAGCGCATGAACGGGAGCAGCCACGAGGTGCCGGGGGCGACGTGCAGGGTGCGGGTGACGGGTGCGCCGTCCACGTCGCGCCAGTTCGCCATGACGGCGGCCGAGGCGTTGCCCGGTTCCACCTCGAAGCTGACGACGATCTCGCGCCGGCTGGGCACGACGGCCGGCTCTACCTCCAGCGCGGCGACGGCATCGGCCGCGATCAGCGGGTCACTCGCCTCGGTCAGCCGGTTCATGTAAGCGCGCATCCACTCACCGAGCGGCTGGTCGGCGGCCTCTTTCTGCAGGTAGCTCTCGCTGATCGTGTTCCCGAGGGCGGGGTGGAACGTCCACCACGTCTGCGGCTCGTACGGGTTCATGTGCTCGGGCATCGACCACTCGGCGTAGAACAGGCCGGGGGTGTCGGCGCGGCCCTGCTCGATGAGGTCGTTCATCATGCCCGAGTTGGCGGTGCCCATGGTCGAGATCATCCAGACTTGCGACTCGCCTTCGAGGGTCGCTTGCGCCGGCCCGATCGCGCCCATGTACTCGACGCCCTTGGCTTGGTCGTGCTTCCAGATCTCGTCTAGCGTCACGAGGTGCGGGGTCTCGCCGTGGATGTTGTCGGGGCCAGCGAACGTCGTCAGGCGAGATCCGTTCGCGAGCTGGAGGCCCATGCTGCCGGCTGCGTACCTCGGCTTGAACAGCGGCGCGAGCGGCGATCCCATCGCGAGGGCGATCGTGTCGCGCATCCGGTCGCCGGCGTCCTTGCCCGTCTGCGCGGTGAAGAACGCCGAGATCCGCGAGCGGGTCATGATCCGGTGGATCTGCACCGGCCCGGTGAGCGTGGTCTTCCCCGATTGGCGCGGGACGGTGATCAACACGCGCGGGTACTTGTAGAAGCCCTGCGCGGTCTTTTCGGTCGCGCCGGTCACGACCGTCCGCTGCCACGGCATCAGCGGTTTGCCGAGAGCCTTGGCGAGCTTGGCGATCTGCCGTCCCTCGGTCGGCGCGGTCGGGTCGAGCGGGGTGATGTACCTAGGCGTCGGCGCGTACAACGGGCACCTCCACGTCGTCCTCGTCGTCGTGCAGCATGGCGTCAACCACCTCGTCAAGCTTCGACTTCGACGCCATCTCGGGCTGCGGCAGCGTCTGCAAGATCTCGTTCATGACGCGGAGCAGGTTGGCACGGCCCGAGGGTGCGCCCTTCCCGAATGATCGGTCGATGTCGCGAGCCGTTGCGAGGGCGAGGGCGACTAGGCCGGCGTGGTGGTCTTCGATGTATCCGAGGTCGCGGAGCTTCTCGACTTGCCGGCTCACCTCGGCCGCGACAGCGCCATTCTGCAGGGTCGGCGGTTCGAGGCCGGGGATAGTCGGCTGCTCTTCGGGAGGCTGGTTCACTTCTGCCTAACTCGGTTCGGATCAGGTTTTTTTATGGACGGTTGGGAGAAAATGGACGGGGCTGCGCGTGGGTGTCCAGGCACATCCGTCTAAAAAACTCAGACCGCGTGAAGGTCGAAGGTGAGCACGCCGATCGCCCCGGTTGGACGGCCGAGGAGGGCAGGCGTGATCTCACGGAGTGTCGGTTCGCTCGGGATGTAGTCGAGCAGGAGGTAGTCGAGCGACAGGCCGCGCACTGCCTCGGGCTGACACGCGATCCGCAGAGTGGAGCCAGCCCCGAAGTAGATGCACTCTCGACCGTTCGACCAGCGGACCGCCGCAATGTCAGGCGAGGGGCAAGCGGCCACTGCTTTCTCGAACAGCCGGCGGGCACGGAGGCGAGTGCCAGCAAGGATCAAGATGTGACGCGTCGAGGTTTCTCCGTCGCGCATCGCGTCTTCGATGGTGATGGTGTTCAGCTCGGGCATGGTGTTCTCCTTGGGTTGGATTAGGCGATGGTGAAGTAGCTGGTGCCGTCTTCGATGACGGCGTATGCGGCGGCGTCGCGGTCACCTCGGCTGTAGTTGCAGTGGCGGTGAGCTGGTGCGAGGTTGCGGAGGTCGTAGACCGCGCCGCCCTTGGATCTCGGGATGACGTGATCGGCTGAGTTCGCGCCCGGTAGACCGCATAGCCAGCACGTCAGGCCGAAGGTCGAGAGCGTGAGCTTCACGAACTCCTGGGCCTTGCGGCCGCCCCAGTCGTCGGGCTCGCCTGCGCCTCGGAGGAGACCTGGGCCGCGGGGCACGGATCGGCGCTCGCTCGACTCAGCCACGTCGGTTCCTGTCCCGGCGCATTGAACGCAGCACGTCGATGACGAGAGCCGCACAGATGACGACGAACGCCGGTACGGCGATGTACCAGGGCAGGTTGTCGGGGGTCATGAGCACACCTCGATCGGTCGAGCGAGCGTCGCGAGGTCGAACGCTTCGTCGTAGGCGTTTGCCCAGGTGTCGGCCTCGCCTCCGATGTCGTGGAGGTTGCTGAACCTCCACTGTCCGGTGATGGTCTTGAACACGTAGAACTTCATGCCGTTACCTCCTGGGGGTGGCAGCCGTACTCGCAGTGGCGATCGTCGATGAAGGCGTGGCCGCAAGCGGCGAGGCCATGACGCGAAGCGGGCGGGTATGAGCCGGCCGCAAGGCCGTCAGACTCTGCCTCGCGCGCACGTTCAGGTAGGTGAGGTTTCTGAATGTCTATGGGTAAGGGTGTAAAGGATGGTTCGTCTGTCGCTGGCGACAGGGGACCCCCGTCGCTGGCGACAGGGGGTGTCGCTGGCGACAGGGGGTCGCAAGTGGTGTGAGTGAGCTTCTCGCGGCGGGCCAGCGGCAGCTCCTTCTCGCACACCGTGCAGAGCATCCGGTGCTGTGTCGTGCGGTCGCAGTTAGGCGGGCACTTGAGCAGGAACGAGTAGAGGTTGGGGCGCATGTGCTCGGGCGTGCGGAGGTTGCCGCCCTGGTTGATGTGCTTGGCCACCTCGCCCTTCTTGATCAGCTCGTCTACGGCGTTGCTGGCGTTGCGAAGGTTGGTGCCGGCGTACACGGCGATCTTGGCCATGCTGGGCCAGGACCCGCCGTCGCCGTCGTGATTGGCGATGCCGAGCAGCGCGAGCTTGGCTGATCCGCGTGCGCGAGAATGGTGCAGGGCGATCGCCATGGCTTCAACGCTCATCGAGCGCCGATGTCAGGTTTCTTTGCATGGCTCGATGTTTGGCTACGTCACGACATCTTCTCGGATTGATCGCGGCGTGTCGTGATATTTGACGCGCGAGCCGCTAACCTGGCGGCATGACGATGATTGAGAATCCCACATGGACGCTCTCTGAGCGCCTTCGGCGGTCGCGCTTGCTAGCCGGCCTTGAGCAGGCTGAGGTAGCGGCTCAGCTCGGAGTGGCGCGGGCGACCGTCTCGACGTGGGAGACGGGGAAGACAGAGCCGAGCGCTAGCAACTTCGTGCGCTGGGCTGCGATCACGGGCCAGCCGCTGGAATGGCTCGCTGAGGGCGTTAGCCGCTCAGTCGGTGTTGTGGTGCACCCCCCCGGACTTGAACCGGGAACCCACTGATTAAGAGTCAGTTGCTCTGCCAATTGAGCTAGAGGTGCGTGTTTTCGGTTGGGAATCGCTCCCCGAACCGAAGATCGACTATAGCAGGGAG